GCTGGCGCTGTCGTCCGTGACGAAGGCGGTCTGGTTAAAGTTCAATACGACAAAACTGCATAAGGAGAATAGATCATGGCATTTTCACGTTCTGGTTTATCTCGCATCGGTGGTTCTGGTGATGCGAATGCAGTTTGGGTTTACTCATCTACTGAGGCGCCCGCTACTGTTGCTGGCTCAGGTTACTTCAACAACGCAAGCGCTGAGCTTACTGTTGGTGACGTAGTCCTGATTGTTGACACTGACGCACCTGCTGTCACTGTATCATTCGTTATTTCTAATAGCGGTGGTGTAGTTGACTTGGCATCTGGTACGGCTGTAGGCAACGTCTAAGCACACGGGGGCTTCGGCCCCCATTCTTTTCAAAGGTGAGTTATGGCTAGCAAGATAGACCTAATTAGTAATGCATTAATCCTAATTGGGGATACCCCTATCAACTCCCTTACTGGTGGTACTCGCGCACAGCAAGTAGCATCTAACCTGTACGACAACATCGTACAAAACGAATTGACCAAACATCGGTGGGGCTTTGCTAAGAAGAAAGCTCAACTGTCTCTAACTACCGATGTACCCGTAGATAATGAGTGGAAAAGCATCTATCAGCTGCCCACTGATCTACTGTTCTTGATTAAAGTGTACCCGTCTACAAACTACGCCCTGTACGGCGATAAGGTTTACACCGATACGAAAGACGCGCTGTACGCTGATTACATTTACAATGTGCCTGAGTCTGAATGGCCCGTATACTTCTCCAAAATGATTGAGTATGCCTTGGCTAGAGACTTTGCTAGCTCTATTCGTGATAGTGATTCTGCTCGGCAAACAATGTCGGCTGAGTATGTTAACCAGTCTCGAATGGCTCGATATACCGATTCCCAACAATACCCAGTGGTGCCCGTAGCGTCTAACCCCTTTGTTAATGTGAGGTTTTGATGTTTGACTTTAACTCACTATCTCGACAAGGCGGCGCAAGCCCTGCTCCCGTGTTATACACGTATTACACTAGTGATGACATGGATGTTGTGGCTGCCTCTGGCTACTTCAATGAAGCCTATACGTGGTTAAAGGTTAATGATCTAATCCGTGTTGTTAACACAAAGAATGTGTATGACCTGCTAGTAACCAGTGTAGGTAAAAAGAGTGTTGTGATTGCTCGCCTATCTAAGGTGGGCTGGGCTTCTTACTACGATACAGCGACTCAGGCAACGCCAATCAGCATGCTGGCTGATACGTGGTATGACGTACCAAATAATGGACTGGGTACTGCAAGCTCATCGGCCTATCTACCCTACGGGTATACTGACGTTTGGAATGCAAGTGCAGGGCAATTTGAATCCAGCGATTTAAAACTGGGCGACTCTGTTGATCTTCAGATTGATTTAACGTGGACAAGCCAGACGGGTAACTCTGCTGTTGAAATTGAATTAGTGTTAACAGAGGATGGTGTTGACTACTCTATCCCATACCTGCCAGAGACTGCGTTTAAAAGTACTGGCGAACACAGAATCATACAGCAAAAAGGCGTGTTCTTTGAGAATGAGTTAAGCCTGTCCGCTACTGCAAAGTTTAGAATTAGGGCGGATGCTGCATCTTCATTCAAGGTGAATAGTTTTTACGTAAGGCTTTATCTAAATGGCTAAGTCACGGTTTATTCAAAGCACCTTTGTAAGCGGAGCGCTGTCACCTTTACTGAAAGGGCGCATTGATTTACAGCAATACTACCAAGGTGCAGAGACTGCTAGGAATGTTGTTATCGTTCCCCAGGGTGGCTTAAAAAGGCGTGCTGGTACTCAGTATATCGACACTGCGCTAAGGGTGTTAGGTTACTATGCTTCTACTCCTACAACGCCAAACGGCGGCACTGGCGCTAACCTAATCGACTTTGACGACTCTACGGTATCCACTACCACTACGGGCGTTAGCACTACGAATAACTACGTGGTTGCTCAGTATGATCTTGGTGCTGGCGCCACTAACGCTGCTGTATTCATTGATGTCCGAGGCATTCTATTAAGCTCTGGCACGTCTACCGAGTTTGACGTTGAGTACTCTGACGATGCCTCTGCATGGACTAAGGTTGCTGACATTCCATTAATTGGTAGTAATGCACAAAACTTTAGATTCTCTGCTAGTGGTGTGCATAGGTATTGGCGTGTTGTCCGTGTTGGTACTACGGATTTAGGTACAGCCACTGTCACTATGTCTGGCTTTGTTGTGCGGATTGAGACTTCTACTCGCTCTAACGTAAAGCTATTAGACTTTAGCGTAGAATCTGACCGCCATTATCTATTGGCGTTAACTGATCGCAATATTCGAATCTACAATTACAGCGGGACGATGGTGGCCAACATTGAAGTGCCATTCCTAAACGCTGAAGTGCCTGATGTTCGAGACACCCAGGTTGAAAACGTGATGCTACTCTTTCACGAGGATAGACCATCACAGCGTCTTATTAACTTGGGTACAGATACTGATTGGTTCTTGGATGACATACCTTGGACTAATATCCCGCAATACGACTATAACGATGATCTTAGTCCCACACCTGTTGCCGATGTTCAGAGAATGACGCTAACCTCTTTCGTGGCAGGCGATACATTCCAGCTAGATATTGAAGGCGTGCTATCTAAGAACATTACGTATGCTGGTGACGCTACTGCCGACCAACGGGATTCCACTGTATTCAACATTCAGAAGAACATTCAGGATATGCCTGTTGTTGGCGATACTGGTGTAAGCGTCTCATACGTCTCTGCTGGCGTTTTCGACATTACAATAGGCGGTGAGTCGGCCAAAGACTTTGAATTGTTCTCAGGCTTCGCTACAAGCGGTACAGCGAGTAAGACAATTGCCTTTGCTAAGACTGCTAACGGGTCGCCCAGAAAAGAAGATGTGTGGAGTTCGACTAGGGGTTATCCCAGAATGGGATGCTTCTTTGAGAATCGCCTGTTCATTGGTGGCACTAAGTCTAAGAGACAAAGTTTATTCGGCAGTAAGTCTGGTGCTTTCTTTGACTTCGACATTGATGATGGTGATGATGACGAGGCAATCTTTGCGACTATTTCATCACGCAAACTGAATGAGATTGTTGACGTATTCCCAGGCCGTAACCTACAGATCTTTACGTCTGGCGCTGAGTTTTCAGTAACCAGCCAGCCTATCACGCCATCCAATATTAATATTGCGCCACAAACGTCACACGGTGCGTCATACCTTGAGGTTGAAGAGGTGGACGGCGCGACTATGTTTGTTGATCGGAATGGCAAGACATTGAGGGATTATATTTACTCTTTCAATGAGGATGCCTATACAACGCAGGATAAGTCCGTTCTATCGTCACAATTGATCAGACAGCCTGTTGATATGGCATTACTCGCAGGCACTCAGAGCGAGGATGCTAACTGGTTATTCATTGTTAACACTGACGGCACAGTCGCTGTATTGAATACTCTGCGGGCGCAAGACATTAACGGCTTTACGGAATGGACGACTGACGGCAATGTCGAGTCTGTTACTGTTGTTGATGACAAGCTATTTATCGTGACTAAGAGGTTTGGAAACTTAGACCGCTTTATAGAAGTATGGGACTTTGACTACCTGATGGATTCATCGGTCAAGGTTAACCCAACGCCTACTCAAACAGTCATTACTGGTTTAGATCATTTAGAAGGGCAAACGGTACAGATTGTTGGTGATGGCATTGTCCTAACTCCTAAGACCGTAGCTAGTGGTCAGATCACCCTGGACGCTAACGAGATCGGATACAGTGAGATTGAGCTAGGCATTAACTTCGTACCAGAAATTGTACCAATGCCTTTGAATACTTCTATTGGCTCAGGTCAGAATGCTATGAGGTTGAAGCGCGTTCTCAGGATTAACATGCGCGTGTATCAGACATATGGCGTGCATATTGATGGCAATGCCGTACCAATTAGAACGTTTGGCTCTGCGCCGACTACGCCACTAGATTCTGCTCCGACTGCATTAAGTGGTATTATTGATGATGTATATGATATTAACGGTTGGAATCGAGATACAATGCCGACCATAAGTGTACCAGACCCAACGCCATTCCATTTGCAGGCGATTGAGTACGAGGTTGAATCATCATGAATCTAGCCTTACAGAGCAACATATTCAAGCTACAAGAGCTAATGCTGACTCAAGAGCAGGCAGAGACTGAGACGTTTCACCATTTCTCTGATGGCATATACGCTAGAGAGTTACGTATTCCTGCTGGTGTTTGCATTGTCGGTGCATTACACAAAACGCGACACTTTATGATGGTGTCTAAAGGCAAGTGTTCTATCGCTACGCATGAAGGCTCACAGATTGTTGAAGCGCCTTACATGATAGAGACACAGCCAGGTATTAAACGTGTTGTATACGCATTTACGGATACTATCATGACAACGTTCCATGTTACGAACGAAACAGATATTGATAAAATAGCAGAACAGATACTTGTTCCAGAGGTGGAATAATGAGCTGGGTAATTACAGCATTAGCAGTAACTA